CATCGCCTGTAGTGAAGTCTGCTGATTTCCCGATTTCAGCAAAAATGTTTGCTGATTCAGCCTGAGCATTTACAGATGTGAGGATTTCCTCTACTGACTTTGCTAGGTCTGCATCAACTGTGGACAAGCGGCGTAGCGCTGGTCCAACCTTCTCTGCATCGAGATTCAAGTTTGAAAATCCCTTTGCCTTTTCAATAGCCTCTGCATCAGCCTTGGCTTCGCGCTCCTTGCGGAGTTCTTCAGTTGCGGTTTCTGCTTGCTTCTTAAAATCTTCAATCATTTTGACGACTGACTCAGGAGCGGACTTCATAAAGTCCTCATCTTCGGTCTTTTCTGACTTTGGTTCTTTATCCCCGTACATTTTGTCCATCTCGGACAACTTTGCTTCAAGGTCAGCAATCTTTTTCATTGCTTCTTCCAATGTCATCTCAGCCTTATCGACTTCTTCTGTAGCCAAAGGGTCTTTTTCATCCTGCATATCTTTAGGCATGGATTCCTCCTTGGTAAGCGTTTCGTCCAAGACTCTCTGAACTTCAGATTCATCGGCTGATTTCATAACCAACCAACCTTCATGTAGATGTGCAGGGTGATCTACCCCCGAGGTTTCCTCAATGACTAAATTTGCCATTTTGCGAGTACGAGCCAACATTCACTCCTAACGAAAAGTGCCTACCTAATCCAGTATGGACTGGTAGATAAACACGGGTCTTGACAAGTATAAGAATAACACAGGTGTAATTTCACCCTTTTTAAGAAGAAATCAGAATCCTTAGATTGACAATGGCGGCGATCAAATCTTCATAGGCAACCATCGAAAAGGGTTGCTCGTTCTGCCAGAATCGGGCAACTCTGAAATGGTAATCGCCCTCGGTCATCTTGCTCCAGACAAAAAACGCCTGGGAATCGTGGGGTAATTGAACTGCTAATCCAGCGAATCCTGGGGTGGTTGCAACCGTGGCAACCTCAAAGCCCATTGATTTAATGATGCCAAAAGTGTCGTCAATAACGGTGTTCATTTGCGCCCTTTTCCCTTGGACTTTTCTACTTTTTTAGGGTTGATACTTTATGACCAACTTTTGTTTCAGTTGGCTTTCCGTCACGGTACAACTGAATTAGAGCCGCTGGGTCATCTTCGGTTCCCTCAATAGAGAAACTTGAATCAGGAACATTGATTTTGCCGCTTGAGATAACTCTTACTACCTTGCCCTGAGCCGTGCCGCCTGAAGAATTCCAAGAAACCATATCTCCGCTTTTAACTGAGACTGCTTTGTTCATAGTTGAATTTGCGGCAATGTAATCCTCGACAACTTTGGCATCCTCACGCGATAATGCGCCAACACTAAATGTTCCCGTTTCTGACCTTCCCATCGGAGCCAATTTTTGACCTTCCTCAGCAGTCATATTCATATCGTCATAGCGCATCCAGTCATAAACTTGCGCCTTGAATGTCTCACCTGTACTTGGATTTTTCATTTCAAAAGTCCACGCTTCGGTTATTTTTCTCTCAAACTCATCGCCTTCAACGGTCTCGCCTTTACCGAATAACTTATCCAAAACTCCAGGAGTTGTTTCTATCGAACCTTGCTTACTTGAACCATCAGGTAATTCATCTTGACCAATTTTTTTAGGAGCGCCAGTTCCGCTTGCGCTTCCGCCCATACTACCGTTAGCCCATGAGCCGTGTGAGGCTTGGTCATGCTCTCCATGCTTGCGAACTGCATCTTTCATTGAATAAGCCATGTCGCGCATAGCCTTTTCGATCATAGACTTTGCGTAACCTTTAAGACCAGCGATTCCCTTTTCATCAACTTCTTTTTCAATCATCGCGTACTCATCGTCCTTCATGCTTTTCATAGGACCATTGCGAAGTTCTTTGAGAATCTTTTTGTCTTTCATTTGGTTTCCTTTGGCTTCTTTTTCTTTGGATTCATAATTGTATCAACATGGACATCATTGACTCCTGGACCATCTTCCTTCTCAACTTCATCCATATCAACATAAAGGCGCTCTGCCTTACCGCCGATTGAATAGCCGAGAATTTCTCCTTCTTGAACTTTCTTCCACGCCCAAGGCTCCCAGATAACACCAAGAAATACTGTGTTTGCTGGGTATGTATGGCTTACTTCTAATCCGCTTAGAGTTTTTATTGGAACTGTTAATTCGTATGGGAACGCCATAACTTCTACCCATTCTCCAGCAACGACATCGCGGTCATGCTGTAGACGGATACGGCGGTCATTGGTCTTTACATAATCCCAGACTGCTCGCTGCAACTCATCTGCATCTGTCCATTCACCATGGGCATCAACTCGATCTGGAATATACATAGCCCCTAGCGTGTAACGCTTGGCATCGTCAGCCTTTGTAACCCCATACGCTCCAATGCGTGTGGCTTGCTCCTGATTCTTTGAAAGTTTCTGCCACGCAAGTGATTTCTTGGCAGGTGCATCAATAGCCTGACCTTCAAATCCGTTGGCTGTAGACCATTCGAGAGAAATATCTAGCGCTTCTTTTGCCGTTACCGATAAGCGATAAATAGGTATCTTGGTTCCTGGGTTATCAAAAGCGAAAGCGACTGAAGCACCCCATGTATGGTGACCGTCAATTACAAAGCCATCGCTGGAAACTAAAATTCTTTCGTCTGCTGGGATTCCGCCTTCTTCACGGAACTTGTTATAGATGGCTCCAGAGCGAGCCGCAGAAATTTCTTTCTGGACTGGCTTCAATGTGGTTGGGTCCACTTCTTCAGCCGTTGAAGTAATGCCGTCAGACTTTTCAATTTCAGCAAGGAAGCGACCTCGTTCTTTTCCAGGAATCTGTGGCATATCTTTGCGAGCAATTCCCATACCCTCATCGCCGTATAACAATGTTCCCTCAACACTTAACTCAGTAAGGTCTGGGTGATCATCTCGTTTCGCCGCCGCCATGAGGAAGGCTGAAACATTTTCTTTCTCAACCATTGGGTGACCGCCATCCAAAATTTTTTGAGCAATACCGTCAGCCCATGAGCCGTGAGTCTTTTGATCGTGCTGTCCTTGGTTATGTTTTGCAACTTCTTTTTCAGCCCGAGCAATCATGGTTTCAGCCCATCTAAATCCAGCATCTCCACCCCAGGCATCCCAGGCAACTCGACCCGCTGAAGGGAATCCCTTTTCGCCTTGGCTAAAACCAATAGCCTTTTTGTCTACTGCATGACGAGCCAAAAATGATTTCATTCGCTTCAAAGTTGCAAGCGAGATACCTTCTCCAGATGCCAACTGACCTGCGCGAGAGCGACCAATTCCAGTAAAGCCATCTCCAGCCTTGCCTTCAGAAATCCAATCAAGCGCTCTACGGGCTGCGGTACGGACTGCCATTGGCGGTACGAATGTCTCAGCCTTTTCTACATTCTTTACGGTAGGCGATTTTTTAATAACTTCCTCAAGGCGCATTTCGTACCCAGTAGTAGTTAGGAAAAGTTGCACATTGGCAACTGAAGAACCTGTTGATTTAATAACATCAGCGATCATGTCCGCTGGGAGTGAGCCAGTAAGGGCTTCAAGATTAGCGTTCTTCATAGTGTCTACCAGGATTTCGAACTCATCCCAGACATCGTTATCGGGCGCTTCTAACCCACGGCGCAACATCTCATTGACGGCGAGGTGGTGAACCTCTAATACCTCTGGGGTTGCCTCTGACTTATGAAGGCGCTCATGCAAAGCGCGTAGTTTATCTGCGCTTAATTGAATGAGTTTTGGTGCAATATCCGCCATGCCTACATAGTAGCGGATTGAATAACAACTGCTATTTAGTTCCCTCTACCTGGATTAGATTCATCTCTATCATCTTATCCAGAATAGCAATCTCGTTCTCATCTGGAGGACCAGAAATATCGGAGGGCATAGAGGCATTAACCTTGGCTATCGCCTTGAGTCTTTCTTGTCTTTTCATATTATGATTCTACCCTACTTATGGCTTCTGAGGTGCTGGTTTTTCCCTAGCGGTGCCGTCATAGACCAAGCCATCGCCATCTCTATCAACTGGACCTTCAAAGAGGTTTCTGCCTTCAGGGGTAAGAATCTTGACATAGTTTAGGTTGAGGTCCTGGAAAAGCCTTTCCCCAGCCCAAGTTGTCGCTTTCTTAGTATCGCCAGTAATAGGGTGTGTGTAATCTGATGTAGTTCTATCTTTATACCCGATCATCGCAAAATCCTGTGGCAATGGAAAGTCATCACTCTTAAAGTCTTTTACAGAATCAAAGCGCGCTTGTTCAGCATCGGAAACATATCCGTTGGTCGCTCTCTCCATCAGAGCATCAAATTCTGCTCTTGCAGGTTTTCCATATTGGAATTCTTCACGGGAATCCCATCCTGTAATTCTATCTTCTAGCATACGCTCAAAGTTTTCCGAGGCTGATTCTGGGTCCCAGTCAAAACCATCACGCGCCCATACGCGAGCGCCGTCCCAGCCAGTTCCAACCAAAATAGCACCAAAACCTCTTTGGGTATACCAATCTTCAGAGCGATCAATAAATTCCTTACCGAATCCTAAACCTTTATAGTCATCGTTAAGTTTGAGCAATTTGTGTTCTACTACCCAGACACCATCTTGTTTATAGAATACTCGCTTGAACTCACCAGCATAGTTTCCATTTGAATCTGTTACATCACCTGTTACTAAAATACCTTGCTCGCCTGAAGGGGTATCGTTAGTCATCTCCACATATTGAATCTTGGAACTCAGCGTAGTGACATCATCGCCAGCAGCATTTACTACGGTGTGTTCTGTATTGAAAATTTCTTCAAAAAATGGTTTGACATCAGAAAGCAATGAATCGGTATCTCCGCCGTTTTGGTCCATCCAAAGCCCCGCAAGTTCACCAGGACCGCTGTTTTCAATGAACTCGTCAATCATTTTTTCTTGTTCTTCGTCATAAACTGTGTTGTAATCAGAATTAGGATTTTCTTCTATAATCGCCGCGACTCGTTCTTCAATACCCGCTATGGCTTCCAAGTAAAAAGATTCCTCATTTTCAACCATTAGTTTTAGATCGTCATAATCTGGTTGCTCGCCTGACCCGTTGAGAATAGCCTCTAAATCTTCAATGGATGGACCGACATCAGCCATCGCCTCAATACGAGCGCGTTCTTTGGGCGTGTAGCCATCAGCCCAGGAGCCGTGTGTGGACTGATCGTGTTCTTGGTGTTTGAATACAGGTATTAGCCCAGGCGCGAAACGAATTACTTTGTAGGCTTTGCCAACTTCTCCCAGATTTTTTGGGCGTAGGCTTCGATTTCCGAATCGGTCATTTCTGCGATGTTCTTTGGTATCTCTACCGCTTCTAGTTTTTCCGACATTACCTGTTCCTCCTGTTTCGATTTCAGCAAAGTTAGTTACATCCCAAATAGAAATTTGATCTTGCTTTTGCCCTGCTGAGATTGCTCTCTCTCTATCTTGAATGTTTTCTGATACATCAAGATAAACCTGTCCATCGTCCTTATTATGCCATAACCCCAGGTAGTTTTTACCACGCCCGAGTTCTTTTTTATGCTTCTTGAAATAATCAGCCAAAATCTTCGGACCCTTGATCGGGTCGTAGAAATCATCAGCGGAGACGATAGAGCCGAACTGAGCGCCCTTAGCGACCATGTACCCGCTAGTAGGTTCTGAGCCATCCACCATATTGACGGATAGACCGCCGTTCTCGCGCACACGCAGGAGAATTGAATCGGCAACTCCAGCGCCCATTCCAGTAGCCCAAGAGCCGTGAGTTTTCTGGTCGTGAGTGCCGTGCTTAATAACGCTATTGGCTCGGATGATTTCTATTCCATCAAGGCTGTCAGTTAAAAATCTACTCATCCGTCTACCCTTTCAAAAACTGCAATTCTAGCCTCAGAGCCGACATCTGTTTTATAGCCAAGGAATTTTAGCGGAGTTCCTCTTGGAAGCAAGACTTCATCCTCCCTGCTTGACTGACCCATTGGCTCGCCTAGTAATTCTTTGTAAATATCAACTGCTAACCCTTTGCCTGACTTTGAGGCATTTGGCAAAATGACCGCTACGGTATCTGGCGTATCGTCTATTCTCCCCAGAAAATCTCTAGTGGACTCGCTTGAAGTTAAATCAATACGGGAAGTAGACATAAAACCTCTGTCTACCAAAACATCGCCTTCTTCTAAATTTGCAAGAACATCGTCTGCAAAAACTCGGTAAAGATTAGTGGCTCCGAATGTTGCAGGGGCTTTATCTATCACCGCATCTAGGCGCTCAATGCTTCTTTTAGCGGTTTCAGCCTCCTCAGTTTTTCCTGCACGGAAGGCTTCCATAACCTTTGGACCGTTTGCATCTATGTAGCGGTAGATTGCTTCCTGTTCTGCGGTTCCCGACAACTCTCCAGAATCGGGATTAACTTCTCCAGGATTGCTTTCTGAGTAACTTTCAATCGCTGCATCAAATAATTCTGGGTTATGCAATACAACCTGCATTGCAGCAGCAAGGGAAATCTCATCCTCTGTCTCATGTAGACCTCTTGCATAATAATTAGTACGCATATAACCGTTGCCAGAATATGAAAGAACTGCGTTTGCCTCGTAAGAGGTTGTGCCTACATAGTTTCCTTGAGCATCTACACCGAATACCTCGCTGTACTCTAAGTAGGCAGATTCGCGCTGTGTTTCTTCATCAAAGTTTCCGTCAGCCCATGAGCCGTGAGTTTTCTGATCATGGGTGCCATGTTTTTCCATAACAAGGGTCAGCCCATTGCTGGAATCGTATTGGAATCTATCTAGGTTCATGGCACCAACTCTATATCCCAGACCTTGCCGCGTTGAGCAACAATCTTAAATTTGCTTCCTCTGGGTAGAAGGAACTCAGCCTCGCTGGTGTCGGGTGACCATCCATACATAGGTTCGTGATAGCCAGAAGGAAAAATTCCTTTTGTACCAGCGGGTAACTTCATGCGAAACACTAATCCTTCGTAATATGGCAATGAGCCGCCAAATTGTTGAGCAACTCCTGGGTCAATAGTTGTTGAAGTAAAACCTTTATCTTCCCAAGTATCTCCAACTTTAAGTGTTTCAAAGAAATCTAATCCATTGCCCTTAACCCCTCGGTAGGTAACAAGTTCCTCGCTTAGAGCAGGAGCGGTTTCAATCGCCTTATCCAAAGAATCAAATATCGGTTTGTAGCCGTCATCGCTTATCTGATCATCTCTTAAAGCCTCATTCATATCGTAGGCTTTGCTACCCTCATAAGCGCTGATTGCCATAGAAAACTCAGGGTGAGCCATCTCAGTAAAACCTTCTGAGCGTTGGCTAAATAATTTCTCCTTTAGGTATAAATCTTTTTCTGCATCGGAACCAAAAACTTTTGTCTCGTCTTTGTACCACTCAGCAAGATTTTCGTAGTTCCCAGATGCCCAGTTTCCGTGGGTCTTTTGATCGTGGGTTCCATGCTTTTCCATCTTGTCGAAGAAATCTTCTGCTCTGCCGCCTTCTAGCAGGTGGGCGTAATAAGCCGTAAATTCTTCTTTGTTGAGATTATTGGCTAGGTAGGCGTATCGCCTTGATTGTGCAGGAGTAGTCATCATCCACCAACCGCCTGTTCTGCAACTGTGAGCATTGACCTATCTAAAACTACATAAATTCCACGCTTGTCGTCCTGGACATCACCAGCATCGTAATACTGATAACCCATAGCGGCAAGCCTTCTGCCAACATTATTTCGGTGAGACTTCTCTCCGCCCCAGACCATTTCTTTCATAACTGCTTTCACAACTTCGGCTGTTGGCGCTTTCGCCGTTGCTGGAATGAGCATAGCCATTACTTTTCCGTTGCCAAGTTTATTGTTATCAGGGTCTACATCGTCAGCATAACCTTGAGCCGAATCAAGTTCTGTTGTTGTATAGGTCCCATTGCCAAAGGCTCCCCATCCTCCAAAATACTCGCCCTCTCTAAAATCGGTTAGGGCTTGCTCTGCTGTATAGGTTACTTCGCTATCTCCAGTAGAGGAATAATCTGCGATTCCACGATAGACAAGAATTCCTGCCTCAGTTTTCTGTATTTCTTGTAAATCTTCTACGGTAGCAACTGTCTTAGGTTTTTCAGTAAAGCCTTGGCGCTCTGCAATAATTTTAAGTGCGTTATCGCCGTATGCTCTACCAGCATTGCTTTCTGCAAAATCCATATCCGCGATTAAATCCAAGGTTTCAACATTGTTGCCAGCCCTTATCATTGCTGCCTCAACTTGAATGCGAGGTTGATTCTCGGATAATGGACTACGAATAATGTCTAATTTTTCTTTGAAAAATACCTCATCAAGCGCTTCAGTAATATCAACTCCAGCGCCGCCGCCGCCAGCCCATGAGCCGTGTGTGCGTTGGTCGTGCTGCCCTTGAAGGTGTTTTTGAACTGCGCCCTCGTATGGCTCAGGCTCTAGTAATGGAAAAAGTTTGCAAATAGTTTCAAAACCTAATTCTTCAATCATCAATTTGAACCCCCTTCTCAGTATAAGCGCTTGCTAACGCTTCAGCGCGAGCGGAGCCAGACATTTGCTCAACGACAAAAATGTGATTTCTTGCGAACTCAACGCCGTGGGCAGAGAAAGCCTCTGTTTGAGTGATCGCTGTTGCGTAATGGGTTATTTCATGCAGGAGAACCCTTTCGTTTTTCGTAGACTGCCTATCTATAGATATTTCATGTACCGTCTCGATAATTCTTCCTGATGCTCTGTCTTTTCGCACTTTTAGGATGTGTCGCCCTGCTGCATTGGTGTTTGATGTTTTTACATCTACTTTAGGCAAGGAACTGCCATCGCCAAATCTCTCTATAAACCAATCTTGTTTAATAACTGCTTCTACATATTTTTTTACGCCAGCAGGAGTGCCATCTAGGAATTTCTTGCCTGTATCGCTTAAAATACTTGCCTGTGCCTCAACTGCCCAAGCCATCCATTTTTTACTGTAATCCTTGTAAGCCTTGTCGTAATCTTCTCTTGATTCAAAATCATCCCGCTTTGGCAATGCTGGCTTTTCTAATGGGTTTTTGGACGGCTTATCTATAGATTGCTCAGCCTCGTACACCTTCATCTTCAAAGGGTCAGAAGTTTTATGCAAGCGCATAACTTCCTCAATACCTAATCCATTACCGCCTTTAGCCCAATTACCGTGGGTTTTCTGATCGTGCATGGCGTGTTTTTGAATTGAGCGAGATTCCTCCCAGATTTGTTTTGCCTCCGCTTTAGATTTAGGCATCGCATCCTGCTGCTGCTTTGCTCTACTCAAGGCTTCCTCAATAGGCATGCGCCTTACTTCTCTTAATCTTGAAAATGCTGAGGGTCTAATAAAAAACCCTTGGTTACCAGATTGATCTGGGAAAAAATCTGCTGATGTGTCTGCTAAAGGTTTTGCTGTGAAAGATAAATTGCTGACATCGTACTCAATGACGGTTGAGCGACCCGCGGCGTAATCTTGCCAAGTTTCAGGGTCGCCAACAAATAGTCCTGGCTCGTCCGAGGTACCACCAGTCCTGCTCATTGGTTTGAAGTTTGGGTCTAATTCAAAACCTGTATCCGCTATATGCCAAGCCCTCGGTCTTAACCCTTGTAAACTTACTGCGTTGCTAAACTCCTCAAAAGTTTCATATTGGCTCGCTTGTTGCAGTAATAACTCGCGTGTTGAAGCATCACCCGTTTGACCCGTAGCCCAAGAACCATGGGTGGACTGGTCATGCTCTTGATGTTTTTTAACTGTTGTGTCGCCGTATAACTGACCCCACTCATAACCAGCAATGACTCCTTCACCCCAAGGCATAAATTCAGTTCTTCCATACTTGTCGGAAAACTTTTGTGCTAGATGCGTGGATGCTGGAAGAATTGTTTTTCCCCAAAAAATACTATGCTCGGGAAATGAAGAATAAAGTTTTTCTAATACTTTAGTCGCATAGCCTTTGCCCTCATCAAAAGAATCTATCGAATTTATATCAAGTCGGTTATTTCCTAAATTAACAAAATCAACGGAAGCCAAAGTTTTTCCACTTTCGTCTTGCATTGTTAATGAATTTTTGTCTTGCTTAAATGAAACGCTACCCCCAGCCCAAGAACCGTGAGATGACTGGTCGTGTTCTTGGTGTTTTAGAACTGGGATAAGCCCAGGCGCGAACTTAATTACCTTCATTGATGCCTCTATCTGGTGGCAGGATTACGAAGGTGCAACGGCAATTAGGGTGGACTATGGGCTTCTCCAGCCCGATAGAGAAGGTTCCAAGCCAAGGTACAACTTCTCCATTCAAAGGCGCACAAATGTCGCAGGTGCGCTCATCTGGGGCTGTAATCCACATCTTCATAGTCGCTGGGTCTATGTATCCCGCTTCATCGGCTTGGCGATAGCCTTCCATTCGCCCCTCATTCTGGGCTATCTGAATCTCTGTACGAGCGATCATGCGAGCGCGAGCGCCCTTGAGCCTGTCTGCGTAAGCGGTTGCTGATTTCTGGGCGCGTTCGATCGCTTTAGCCTCTTTGATACCAGCCTTAATTAAACGGTCTAGTTCTCGAATCTCGAACTTACGAACGGCATCAGCCCACTTAGGATGGAGACCAATAATGTTCTTAATTCGAACCGCTGTGCGGCGTACATCAATTCCCTCATTGAATGAATCAATAATTATCTTACGGATTGCCTGACGGGTGAGGTCGTCAATACTTGTTACCAACTGCCCAGCCCTGCGAGCAGCAAAGGCTAGTGAATTAGGGTTTGTTTTATTGAAAGAAAGAGTAAAGGCAACTGGCTCTGGATTTACTCTTGCCCAATTTGGAATCTTTGTGAAATCCATATTCGCCATGGCTTCAGGATTAGCGATTTGAACTTGGGTAGGCTTAAATGCTGGCAGCGCTAATACGGGAGCAATCTTTTTTAATCCCTTAATCGCTTCGATTCCGCCAATATCAATGATGCTTAGCAACTCGGCTTCAATCTTAGGAGCATCACCATTGACAGAGATTGCTCGGAGCAAGCGATCTAAAGTATCTGCATCTAGGCGAAAAAGAATCTTTGCCAACTCATCTACTTTGATTTTGTCGGTTGCGTTGCGAATCGCATTAAGGAGAACGCGAGCCATCGCCGCTTCTTCAGCGTTGAGAGCATTGCCGTCTGAGCCAGAGCCGAACCTAATTGCCATGCTCTACTCCAAATCGCCGTCTAGCGGTTCCTGTCCTTCTGGAATTTCAAGTTCTTCTTCCAGGGATGGCGGTGCATCAAATCCTGGAGCAGCAGCGCCTTCAGCACCAGGCATTGCTGGAGCGCCGTAGGCTTGCTGTGCATCCTGGTCGGCAGGTGGTAGACCAGCCAAATCGCGTAAGTAATCTTCCAACTTAGGGTCTGGCATAAGTACACCAGCGGTTGCCAACTTAGAAATATAGTCTGCGATCTCGGTCAAATCAATGTGGCTTACTTCTCCGTAGGTTAAGAATGGGGCGCGTGAGACATCCATTCCATTAAGTTTCATAAGGCGAGGAATTGCATATTGATTAAATACCTCAGCGATATTTTTAGCGATTGAATCAACTGACATTGACCATAAATCCATCTTTGATGAACCTAGAGCGTATGAACCTACACGGTCAGAGCCAAGAAGAATAAAGTCTGAAAGGATTGACATAGACATGCGCTGGTCATAGCGCTGAACAATCTTGTCTGTATCAAATTGGCGTGAGCCACCTGATGATAGGAGAACTAGATCGAACTGCTTGTGTCCTGCATCATCGTAAAGTGTTGGGAATACAACACCCTCTTGCTCATTGCGCTTGATAGATGTAACAATGTTTTGAACTGTTGCAAGGACATTGGCTTGCTCGGCTGTAGCCGCACTTGATAGATACTCAGGTGGTACATAAGCAACTGGTAATCCCGCAAGGTCGCGTTCAATACCGACTGCTTCAATTTCTTCGATACGGCGCTTAAAGAACCAAGGGCGATATGCGTTACGAAGGATTGAGCGACCCTCTGGGTTATTTTTAGCCGTAGTTGTACGGAATAGTAAAGCCTTTTCAATAGGGATAATGTGAGTGCCGCCCGATGATGGGTCGGTCTGCTCCATCGCTTGAATTCCACCGCTCTCGTCAATCTGCCAGCGGAATAATGTTTCTTGAGAACGGATAGGCAACTTGCGCCATCCAATTTTGTTATCTGAGTGCTTAGAACGCTTAGAAGGGTCTTTCGCTTCTGGACCTGTACGGACTTTGTAAACAATTTCGTTGTAAGAGAAACCGTAAACAAGCATTGAAAGAATTTGCGAGAGTGTTTGGTCCCATGAATCCGACATATCGTGTAAGCAAGAATCTATGAAAGCCGCAACTTCTTCATCTTCAGGCTTTATCTCGCCATCTTCTGAATTATCTGAATATGGGTCTACGCGCCACTCAAGGCGTGTAATAACTTTTTCAATCGCATAAAGCATTGAACCGATTGTTGGGTCATTGTCTGCCATCTCACGATAAACGCGAGCGCCACGAAGTCCACGGAGATTAACCAGGAATTCTTCATAGACCGTTCCACCTGAACGGCGCAGACCTGTAGAGCCGAGTTCCTGTAAATCTGGCTTTTCTGCCATTGTTTCCCTCTACTCTTTAGATGCTAGTCCGACAAGAATTTTGATCGCCTGTTCTTCGTTAAACCCTGCGCCCTGCAACTCCAAGAATAATTCATGTGTCTGCACAGCGAAAGCACCGAGAACGGACATGACACCATGGCGATTTAAGCCAGAGTAGTCATCTTCCACCCAATGATTTTAGCATTAAGTGGATTTTGTACTTATTCTCCGTCTAGGACAAATTCCATAGAATTCAAGCGAAGGTTGGCAACCTCTCTTGCAAAGGTGCGAGCCATATCTAATGTACCTGCTTGAGCATACATACGGTGTTCTGTTTGTACGCCAAGTGAATTGAATGACCGAAACGAAATCTTGTAAGGCAACTCATTTGTCGTCTGGGTCAATTCAATTTCAATGTATTCGCGTGGGGCAATCTCATGCGAAATGAAAGGTCTGCCTGTTTCGGATACAACAACTTTAGAGCCAGCAATGTTGGTGACGAAGTAATCAGTCCAAGCCACGATTTTCCCCTTTCGTAAGGAAATTATTAACCCCTAGCATACTATAAGGTGGTTAGAAAGGCGCAGCCGAATCTGTGCTGAATGGAGCGCTCCAAGGGTCAGGCGTAGGTGGATTGAATGAGGCATCGGTGCGCTGGACAACGCTCGCTGTGGTCACATGGCGCTTTAGATCAATGCCAACATTCCAGGCTGTAACAGCAATCTTTGAGCGCTTAGCCCCTGTTGCCTTATCGTCCCAATTCTCTTGAACTGCCGTGCCGACCACGATCACGGACATTCCCTTTTGGACTGAATCGGCTACATTCTCTGCGGTCTTACCCCAACACTTAATATCCCAAAATGTTGTATCGGTATTTTCCCATGAGCCATCGGCTTGCTTAACTGATTTTGATGATACGACCGTGAAGGTTGCGATGGCTTTTCCGCTAGGGATTACACGCAACTCTGGGTCGGCTACTACATTTCCCGTGATCGTTAATTGAGTCATTTGTTATTTTCCTTCGTTTATAGGTATCGGGATGATATTTAGTTTTCTTCTAATCGTTGCCCGTTCTCTGGTAGAGGTTCCTCCCCAGATTCCGACTACTGAATAATGTAATGCGTAGGTCAGACATTCTTTCTTCCATAGGCATCCATTACACATCTGTTTTACTTTTTTGTTCTCCTCTGTGACTTTGTTCTGGTCTGGAAAATAAAACTCTGTATCAATCTGTGAGCAAATCGCTCCTTCGAACTGCCAAGGTTTCAACACTAATAAATACTTCTTTCTCCTCATTGACAATCAACGGATGCGGGGAATTAGGAGATAACCTAGCCAATAAGTTGCCGTTGCGCCACACTTTTCCTGCGGCAATTCCATCGTAATTAGAACTCTCAGGCTTTACTAGAGAATCACATTCATTCCAAAATTTACAGTTGCGGCAATACTGCAATCCTGGCTGCGCTAAATCTAATTGGAACTGGTCAAAGAGCCACGGGTCTGAATTGCGACACGGGGCATTATCTAAAAATTCCAATAAACTCATGGTGTAAATACTAGAGTTAGTTATTCCGATTATCTGTGATTTGACTCTCTTGGCGTGTCGCTAAATCGCCGAATCTTTCAATCAGAAGTTTCTGGAGAAGTTCCAGTCTCTCCTTCTCCGTCATCGTCATCGTCAAAAAGGTTGTCCTCTCCCCATGTTTCTAGTGCGTGATGAAGCAATCCCTTTTGTCGCCAATCAGGTTGCTGGTCATCTGCCAAAGTGGTTGTCCAAAAACCATCTGCCGTTCCATCTGTCCATTCTGCGACCAGAACCCAGCCAGTACAAATGGCTGGGTCTGGAAATGCAATCCTCGCTATATCTGCAAGGGCATTGTCTATCGCGGAAGGCTTTTTTTGTTCTTCATCCATACGCCAACTCTAGTACCAGAAATTTCGGTGCCAGAAGTTATCAGCGTTGCATGGCGTGTCGTAGCGCGATTGGATATAGAGAAATCCTCTTTCGATCTGTCGCTCAACCGTGGTATCTGGGTCAAGTCCTAGAATCTGAGGAATCCCACCTGCATGAAGGCGCTCGCCATTTTGGTAGACGGCTTGTTTATTGTAGGCATCTGGTCGCCAATTTGATTCGCCAGTCCATAGATCAACGAGACAAGCCCATTGCTTAGGTGTATCCCAGCCGAATTTATCTAGTTGGGTTTTGGCGTATGCCTTAGCCGCCTCTGGTGTTCTTTCAACCAGAACGGGTTTAGGCGGTGCAACTATTACTTCAACTGCTGATGCCGTTGGGTCTTTTGGCATCTGAAGCGGATTAGTTGTAATCAGTAGTGCGCTGATTAACGCTATGTGAATAGGTTTTAATTTGACGGTTTCATAGAATCGCATAATCCTCCATAGTTCGGAGCGAACGATTGATCGTTACTGGATGTAACGGTTCCTTGTTGTCAGTATCGGACTGACCTCGCTTTTGAGGTGTAGGTGTTTTGCGAACCTGCATTAAAGGTAGCAGACAAAAGTGAATTTAGTAAACAAGTGGGGTAATAAATAAAAGGCGTTCGGTGGGGGAGCCAACACAATGCGAGTCTGTGAGAGAGGTAAGACAGCATCGGGCAATCTACCCCACCGAACTTGGGTACCCGAGAAATAGGGTACACCAACTGGGTATAGAACACCCGCTGGGAGAGGAAAGGCGCTCGCCCAGCGGGTGCTATTCACCAACCAGTAGCCCAAAAAGAAACTGGTGGGCGAACTCTATTTAGTCTATTCGTGAATCCACATAAGCGTTGATGCCGTAACTTTGGAGAACCTTTGCGGCTCCTGCTGCTGCTGCACACGCTCTTTCATAACTTTGATCACGGCGAATACTTGGCGCGAACTCCCAAGAACTAACGGAGTAGCCACCGTAATAACCAACAAAACCCATTCCGCGCTTCTTCAATTCAGCCACAAATTTTCCTCGGGCTGGCTTGATCACTACTGAGGCGAAACCGCATACTCCACCTTCAATGAAATAGGTTGGCTTTGATTCATCAATTTCGTTTCCAAGAAAAGTTGTTGGAGTACCGACAACCATTGGTGTTGGTCGGCAAGCGCGAACTGCCGCTTCTGCTGCTTCTGATGCTTCAACAAGAATGTCGTAAGCGCTCTTAACTTTTTCTACTGTAGCCATTTTGTTTCCTCTCTCTTAGTTACAACATAAGTTTACACTACTGGGGTTTAATATGCAACTTCTGAGCATTACGCTCATCGGCGAGTTGCTGTAAAGCCTTCTCAGCCTCCTCGCGCCTGATACGGCGTAGGGAGGCTTCAGAGACCCGTAAAGGCTCTCTGAACTTAGCCCATGATGGAATTAACATTAGAACCACTTCTCGCTCTCTATTGACCCCACAATGCCGTAGACGGTCAAGATCAGGAGAAAGACTCCCAGAGCATCCAGCCACTCTGAGACCTTGTAGCCACGCGCTGTAACGCGACCACCCTGCTTTTCCAGGTACTTAGCCAACATTCTTTCTCTCCTCTCGTACTAACCCAAGTGCAACGAGTGAGGCATCTGCCTCGCATCGAAAGCAATATGGCTTGCCTTTAATGAAGGTAATTCTGAACTCTGACCCGCAGGTATAGCATTTCATTTTTTATCCTCCCATATAACTTCTGTCTCACCGCGGACTGTAAGTAGTGCCACGATTTCTGACTTAGGAATCTTCCTCTCCAAGATGATTCCCTTCTTGCCAAATCTATTGGCAAAGAATTCTGCTTTGGATTTATCTAGTGTCCAAGATAATCCGTTCTCGTTTAGTCCTTTTTGGCAACCTCGATAGATAGTTACTTCATCAGGAAGCGAGCGCAAGGCTTGGTTATCTTCATCGTTCATCATGTCGTGACGGTTTCCACGATCAGAGGCTAACAACTTTTTCCAGTCCTTGAGATAGGCATACTGGTTTTCTGTGTCTATCCACACCTGAGTAAGTAATTGCCAGTAATTAACAATGCCTAATTGCTTCTCAATTTTCTTAAAGGCTTCAACTCTGTATGGGCGCTCATGTAAAAATACATACTGGCTGTAATTCCAAGCCCCAAGCGCTTCTTTGACTGCTTTTAATTTTTGAGCATACTGAGCATTAGCGCTACCGTTAGAACGAAACGGCACTTGATAAACAAGTGGGTGTCGCAACATTTCCCACTCGCCCTTGCTTGTTTCTAAGTACGGGAGCAGGTCAGGGTGAAGCGGCTCATTGGTCTCTGCTAACAAGCGCTGAAGTGTCTCGTTTATCTCAGTCATTAGTAGCCTCTCTTTCCGTGCTTCTTGATGAGGATTGCTTCTTGCTCCTCATAAGTGATGCCGTGCTTTTCAGCCAAGTTGAAGCAAATCAACTGAGCGATTTCTCCAGCGCGAGCCTTGCGCTCTTTTTGCTCCTGGATACTTTCTTCGCTGTGAGCCTTGCCATCGTAGTAGTGAGTGACAACGCTTTGCTGTGAGTATTCATATCTTGTAAACCATTCTGAGACCGCTGAGCGCTCTGTCTTGATTTCGTGTGTGTACTTGCCATCCTTGATCAAGATTGATTCACCGCTAAGTGTTGGGGCGTTAGCCTTTTCCTTGGCGATTCGTGCTGCCTTCTTTGCTTCGCGCTCTGCCTTTGCTTGAGCCTTAGCGATCTTGTCGGCTGTGACAATTCGTGATGGGCGGTTCAAAGTTTCTGCTGGAGCAGATGGATAACAAATTGTGCAAGCATCCTTACCAGCATCATCAACGATCGTTGCTTCATCATCATTGCTGTACTGAATCAACCATTGGTAACGAGTGGTTGGAAAACAAGTGTTGCAATCCATTGAACTGTGAACATGTCCGTTGCTGGCAAGGACTAAGAAAGCGCGTGTCCAAGGGTCCTGGTTGTAAATTGCATTTAATTTACGAATCTCGTCATAGACCGCTGAAAGTTCATTTTTCAAAACGGCAATCTTGCCTTCATACTTTGCGATTTCTTCAGTACGGGCTGGGTAATGCTTTTGATAGAACTCTAAGGAATCTACGGCGCTATCAATGTTGTCGAGAATAATCCAGCGCTGACCGTGATACTGAGATAACTCAGTATCAATCTTGACTGCGAACTCTTTGGTAACCACCTTGGCTCCCCTCTCTTTGATAACCCAAGTTTACACTACTGGGGTTAGATATGCAACCTCATTCCATTACCTGATCATCGGCGTGTCTGGGCTTTTATCAGCCCAAGCCTAAATCCTCAATTTGTATATCTAACCCCAGTAGTGTATAATCGGATATGAGAGGGGGCAGATATGAGAATCGTCATCTGTTCTAAATGTGGCAAGGAATGGCAACTCCGTGGTGGAATGGCTTTTGAAAGCCTTTGGCGACACATCAAGAGAGAACACAAAGATCAACCAGTCGCGCAAGCGGCTTAACAAGGGAGACTAATTTGGAGAGAGACAACCAAAAGAGCCGTGTCTACCGAGCCGAAAGGCAGACAGAGATTTTTGTGGCTAAGAATAAACTTGAACCTCTGACAATTAAAGAATGTCAGAAATTCGTAAATAAAGTTTTAGCCCGTAAAGCCATCACCAAGGTTTACGGAAAGCGCATGATCACGGTTGAGGCAGGTCGTGGAGGTGCTAGAGCATTTCACGATTGGAGAGGTCGGGTTATTAGTGCAGGGGTCTGGGCTAGACAGCCAGCGGTCTTGCTGCACGAAATTGCTCATCACCTAGCGCCGTACCATGCAGTTCACGGACCAGAGTTTGCGACAATCTTGGCAAATCTCTATCGCCAGATATTAGGCAAAGATGCAGAAGAAAAACTTCTCGCCTCATTTGCTCTAAACGGTGTTCAGGTCTGCGGAGCAAATAAGAAGCCGAGAAAGGCAAGATGCCCGAAATCTCAAAAGGCTTGGTATGACGAAAAGAAGGCTGCTTAATCCTTCTTCTTATCTACCTTGCTAAAAGCATCATTGATTTCTGTGGTAGTTAGTTTGCCATCATCAAGGAATGATCGAGCCAGGGATTCAACCACGGTGGCAACTCCAAGCAAGCCAGCCATAAGTGCGGCGGTCAATGGTTCAAGCCCAAAGAGCGAACCTGCTCCAATAACCGATAGACCAGATGCAGCGAATACCGAGAGAATTCGCATTACCACATTGTTTACATTTTTCATTCTTCATCCTTTGTTCTGCGTAGCGGGTAGGTGATAATCCAGATGACCAGGCACCAGAGGGTCGCGTAAGCAACTGCCGTTTTAGCCGACCCGTCAATCGTTACCCAAGCAATAAAAAATCCCAGCATGGTGAACAACTGTCCGATGAGGTCATTGAAGAAGTTCTTCATTTACATTCTCCTTATAGATAGTGATG